GATGGTTTGGGTGTTAAATATTTGCATTCAATATATGAATCAGCATAAGAAACACTTTGAACTGATTTTGTACTTCCTGTGGTAGCCGAAAGAACATAACGTAATGCTCTGGATGCTAGGGCGTCCATTTGGCAAGTAATATTAATTTGTGTAATTCCAGAAAGTCCAGCACCTTCATTTTCTCCAAAAAGAAAGGGACTAACAAAAAGGGGTTCACGAACAGTAAAGGTAATTGCAACAGTTCTGACTGCGGGTTCGGCGGCTTCATTAAAACTATTACCTGTAATACTATCAATTACAAATGAATTACGAGATGTTATAGCATTATTACAATTTGCCTGTTGATATGGATTGAATGGTGAATTAAATGTTGGTAAGTATGGGAATTGTACGGCATTAGCAGCAAGAGCATCGGCACTTGAAACTACTTGTGGTAATGCTTGAACATAAGAAGCATATTTATCGAGTTGTGTTGGTGTAGTACCGTTCCATTGTTCGAATTTTGTTTTATCAACTGCGCGAAGAAGTGGATCTAAAACTTGATTGACAGGAAGGGATAGAGTGGTGTTGTTAATTTGAACTGCCATATTTGTACAAAGTTGATTAAGTGGAAACGGAGCAAGACAATCGGCGCCACGAATAGTATTTTCATCAGCTAATAGATTAAGTGCCTGAAAGTTTACGAGTCGTTCATATTGTGCAACATTACCCGTCACAGTAATAGTTATAGTAGAACCCCAAACAACATTTCTTGACACCACGGTGGTTGTCGATGGTACCTGTACTGCGTATACGTGTTGTGAACTTGATTGCGAATTTGCGGGATATCGTTGAGTTGAAATGTTTTGACCGCTACGAAATACGGCAAAATTAATTTTGTCATCAAGGTCGAGAAGTACATCGCGAACCGGAACAGGATTAATTTGATTTGACATTATTATATATATTATGATAGAATAAAAAAAAATAAAAATTATAAATTTATAGAATAACTTTTTTTATGAATTAAAAACATTTTTTATATTATTAAACTTTTTCTTCCTTAACATAATCAATAAAGAAGCATTCGCCCCAGCATCTAAAGTCATTGGATGAAGGACACCATATTTATCACGCCATGAAACAGAAATAGTTAATTGATTTAAATTATTAGATCCTATTAAATCTATCAATCTATATTCACTTGTAGGAGTATAATAAATATATTGATTTGTAGCCTCAACGCCGGAAGTAAACGGAATGCTGAAATCAGTTAATACTTTTGTTATTCCTTGTTGAGCATAAATATTTGATGATGTAGATGGATTTATAAGATTTAGATTTGTAGGGGCACCCGACATTTGGGGCTCTACGGGAATAGTTCCTGAACTAAAAACAATTGCTTCAGCAGGAGACCAATTAACAACAGATGATGCCTGTTGAGTATATGGCGAATAATCACCAACAGATAAAGCAGTTGTGGGCAAGATGTCATTATTTAATAAATATCTTGTTTCAATATTTGAAGGATACCAATTATCATTTCCTGAATTTATAGGGAAATATTCAAATCTAAAAGTATTTAATAAATTATATAATGGTTGATTAACCGCTATATACCAGCTAGCATCAGCACTAACTCCTGCAATAACAGGGGTACTATTTGGACGATTATATACTATTTTTTGACTTTGAGCATCCCATTCAAAATATGGCGGTTTAGTCCATGTAGCACCAATTGTGGCGATATTAGTAGTTATTGTATTATTTAACATTCTAAGAAATGTATCAACGGATTTAATATAATAATATGGATTGTTTAAAACTTGTTCTCTAGATGTAGGAGCAAAAATACTATTAACAATATTTTGATTAAAAATTTCGGGCTCATAATCAACAACAAAACCAACATTATTAACATCTGGATTAATAAAAGTTTTGGAACCACTTAAAGTACCAACTGAATATAATAATATTAATTTATATTGTGTATGAAAAGTAGGAGCATGAAGAGCAGGATATAAAAGCATATCAGGTACTAAGACGGGTAAATTACTTTGAATATTCCATCTAACAACAGATAAGAAATAATCGCCAACATCATTAACTATATTCGCCGCCTTGACCTGTTGAAATATAATCGGTAGAGGTTCAGTATTGACAGTTGAATATTCATTCACCATTTCAATATTTAAATATTCGTGTGTTGAAGCATCTTCTGTATTAGCGTGTGAAGATGTGAACTTTAGATTCTGTAAAGAAATCATTATATATATATTTATATAACATAAAAAATAATTTATAAAATACTAATTAATTTAATAAATTTAATAATTTTTAATAATTTATATTATTTTTATAAAAAATATAAAGTATATTATAATAAAATGGTAGTATAAAATAGATTATTGATAAGAAATAATATATTATATATTAAAATTTGTAAAAATTAATTAATTATTACAATAAAAAATCAATGTTATACTCTCTTTTTATAAAAATCTAGATTATATTATGGTTTTAAAATAATCTAGACTTGATTATTAATAAAATTAATATGATTTTTTGTTTTTTTATGATATGTAATATGTCTAGTCTGATATTTGCCCCCACATTCACAATTATGATTCTCTTTTAACTTATCTAAATTATTTAATTTATAAATTCTTTGATATTCATTTAATTTATCTTTATTTAATATTTTATATTGTTTAGCATTCTCTTTTATCTTATCTGAATTATTTATTTTATATTCTTTCTGTTGTTCTTTTATTTCATTTAGATGAGAATTATAATATCTTGTATTTGTTTCTTTTCTTGTTGAGCCTTCTATCTTTTTATTAACTATATTATTTATATGTTGTCTTATTAGTTCGCCCTCTCTCTTATTTAATTCATTTCTATCTTTACAATTATAATTCTCAAGTAATTCAATATAGCAATCATCATATTTTATAATTTCAAATGATGATATATAATTATACTTATCTTTATTTAATAAATAATTTTTATATTGTGTCTTATGTTGTCCTAATCTAACATATAAAAGATTACAAGTAGAACCAATATAAAATTTATCTGTTTGAAAACTTCTAATACTATAAATTTTACCATTTTCATATTTTTCCATATTTCTATATATTATATATTATATATTTTATTTTATTTTAATAAAACTTATATTATTTTTTTAAATAATATAAATAGATTATTCACTATTTATATCATCATTACTAGAAGACGACGACGATGATAAATCGGCAGATTTAGTCGTACATATTCTATTTCATCTTGTAGTTCTCGAATTTCCATTTTATAAATTATATTATCCTGAACATTATTTCTTATTTTTTTCATTAATTCATCTATTTGGTCTTGCTTTGTCTCTGGGTTTCTAAATGGTAGATTACATTTAGCACATTTAATATTTGTTTTAACATAACAATTACAATACTCGTTCATTATATATAATATAGAACTATATTTTTTTTATTTAAAATATACTTCTATATTATAATGAATAATGATAAAATTTTATTATTAATTAATAATTATTTTAAAAGAAATATATCAATGTCTCCAGATAATAAAAATTTATTTTATGATAATAGGTTTGATTATAAGTTAAAAAATAGAAAACATAATTATGATAATTATAAAATGGTTAAAATATATATCAATAAATATAATAGAAGAACAATTTATTTATATAATTTCAACAATGAATTATATTTTTTTAAATATAATAATAATTTATTTGATGATTTAGATTATCTAATGATATCAATTGATAAATTAAAAAAAATAGATATAGATAAGAATTCTAAAAAAAATAAATTAAATAGAAAAGATTTTATAATTGATTTTGAAAATTAAATATTTACAACGTCTGAAACAATTTCATCAAATGTCATACCCGTAATACTTTTTATATGTTCTAACATTTTTAAATATTCTTCAAGATGCATAGAATCTCTTAAAATTGTATTTGCTCTTAAAATAGCATATCTTCCACAACTCGCAATATTTCTATTATCTGCCTGTAAATCTTTTGCATTATAAACAATATCATAATTATTTTTTACTTTCTCTAATAATTGAGTTAAATAATCAGATTGACCTAATTTTATATTTTTAGCTTTAGAGCGCCATTTTAAAGGTTCATCAATTGGATTACCATAACTATCATTATATTCAATGATTCCGTCATATTTAGCTAAAAGAACCCAATGACCAAAAGTTGGACTATTTAGATATAATAAGAAGACAACGTCTTTATTATTTGGCATTAAATCATGAATTGAATTATATTTTTGTAATTCTGGTATTGCTACTATTTTAGCATTTGGAAAATAAGAACGAATATTCGCATCTGAAAGAGCTTCTGTGGTTATTGTCTTAATATCATTTTTATTTAGTCCGGATCCTTTCATAATATTTAAATATTTATTTAATATTCTTAATTGTGATTGTGCTTTACTTTTTGTTAAATAATCTTTTGAATATTCTTTTCCTGTATCTTTATTTATAACTTTATATAAATTATTTTTTGATATAAGTTGAAATGGCATATATTATTATAATACAAAAATTATTTTTATTTTATTAAATCTCTCTACATATATAATTTCCTAAATATGGTTTACAATATTCAACTATTTCTTTATATGGTAAATCTTCGGATGTTAAAACTCCTTCTTTTTTATGTTTTAATAAATATTCTATAAATGCTAATACTGAGATAGATACTTGTAATTGGGTACAATTAGAATGACAATTTTTATTTAATAATTTCATTGTTTGTTTATTTGTTAATACAGAACCACACCAATAAATTTTTCCATCATTAAAAAAGACACAAGCCCCCAAAGAATCATACGAATCTTTATTAATTATATCTTCTTGATATAATGGTATTAAATGTTTAGGATCTTCATAATTATTTTTTTTCATTAATTCTAGAGATTGTTTAGATATCGGGCATGAATCGTAAACATAACTTATAATAGGTGTATAATTTTTTGTAGAAAATAAATCACCCATAGATACAACTTCATTATGTGTTATCATTCTACCTTTTATTTTTTCTACTTTATTATTTGGTGTAATTATAAAAGATTCAGTAAAACAATTCATAGAATACTCATTTTGATTTATATACATATTTTTATTATATCTAGATTTTTTATAATCTGAATTTGGTGGTAATGGTGATGATATAAATGATGGTGATTTCGCTTCTGAGATTAGACCGGCAGGAGACCAAGTATTATATAAAAAATTCTTTTTTGGTTTATAATGTGTTTCTTGTGTGTCTTTTTCTGCACAATGAATCATTTTAACGATTTTTGAGGCTACATATGCCCATTTATTTTCTTTAATATATTTTAATAAATTTGGTTTATAATCTTTACAATATTGGTGTATTGCTTCCATTGTTAAATTAGATATGAGCCCCGGATTTGCACCTCCAGATTCAATAATTGATGTTTTAGATTTATCTTTCTTTAATGACTTTTCTAATTCAATATTTTGATAATATAATGTTTGCTTTTCTGGATTTTTAATATCATGCTTCTCATATTCTTCAATCGATGTATTAATATATAAACAATTATTATTTCTAGCAATTGAAATAATTTTAATTGAATCAGTATTGACGGTTAAATCTACACATAATGAGTTATTATCCATTAGAGGACTTAATAACTTTTCCATATTGTCTTCTGTAATAAATATTTTAATATGAATAAGTTTAGGGATAATTTTATATATATATTGTGGAATATCTTCAGGACATATAATAATTATATCTTTTGTTCTTAGTAGCGGGTGTTTCTTTTTATGTAATAATTCTATTAATGATCTTTGGATAGTTCCACAACCTAATAATAATAATTTTTGTATCATATATATTATATAGATATATTATAATGGTTGATGATTATTATTTAGAAAAATCAAACAGAAAAAATAAAAAGTATATGGTTCATCATATTGTTGATAATAAGATTCGTACGATTCACTTTGGGGATAATAGATATGAAAGTTTTGAAACTCATGGAAACGAAGAAAGAAAAAAAAGATATGAAGTTAGACATCAAAATGAAGATTGGAATAATTTACAGAAGGCAGCAGCCTTTTCAAAGTGGCTATTATGGAATAAACCAAGTTTAAAAGCATCTATAAAGGATATGGAGAAAAGATATGACATAAAAATTCATATTATTTAAAATATATTTATATTATATATAATGAGTAAAGCCGAAAAAGAAGCAGTCAAAAAAATGAAGCCAAGCGCATATCGGTCAATGTTGATGGGAAAACTAAATATGACAGAAAAGACACCAAAGAAGACAAAAGATTTAAAAAGATGGAATCAAAAAGAGGAATGGATAAATCTTTCTGCATTAATCACAGATAAAAAGGAACTACCGTGTGGAACTAAAGGAAAGAAACAGATAGCACAAAATATACCATCCGTATGTCGTCCAAGCAAGAAAGCCAACGATAAGACCCCAAAATTAGCAAAAGAATTTACAAAAAAGCAAATAGAGAAAGCAATTGAAATAAAAAAAAAAGGTAAGAGGATAAATTGGAATGAAATATAAAAAATTAATAAAATTATTTGTGAGCATATAATAAATGCTTATGTTAACGGCTTGCACGTAAATATTATTATCCCCACATTATATATTGAGAAAAAAAATTATTCTATATTATTTTTTATTTTATCTGCCAATTTATGATATGCAGAGATTAAATGTTTAGATTTACTATAATATGAATATTCTTTATCACATACTTCACATTTATATTTTTTGTCTTTTTGTTTAGCCATAAAATTCTGATTATATTTATTTTGGTCATATTTATTTTTTACTACTTCCATTATTATATATTATATAAATATATAATAATTTTTAAATCTTTTTATATTAAATATTTATTTTATTCTTTATCTTTTAATCCAATTAAGCCTCTCTTATTTCCTTCTTTGTTTTTACCTTCCATTACTCCTTTTGTCTTCAATAATAATTTACACTTCTTTAAAGTGAATGGAATTTTAATATCTATTATAGTTTGTCTTATATCCTCATTTGAAACAAAATGGTCTTCATTACCAGTATAATCATATAAATTAAATAATCTAGTAACATCATCATCATCTTCATTGTCTTTTAATTCTTCTTGTAATGATTTTGGATATTCTATTTTATTATTATATGCTTCTATAATTATATTTGTAAACTCATTTATTACATCATCTTTTGTTAAATAATCAGATTTTAAATCTTCCTCTTTATCATAATATTCGAATGTTGCTAACTTTTTTGATTCATCAAAATTTTTATCTACAAATTTAGATTTTAATTGATATTCTTCTTTAAATTCATCTGTGTCTGATGGTTTAATATCTGGGATATCATTACAACATATCATTAATGCTGATTGAATTCTAAATTCATATTCATCTTTAAAGTTCTTTCTACCATCCATATAATCGCCACCACTGCAGAATTTCTTAATCATATTACCATCTATATATTCTTTTTCTGCTACCGTAATTTCTTGAGTTATTGCTAATCTGACAAATTCATAATCTATGATCCATGAATTAGCTTTTGATGCATCTTGTGCTGATGCTTTTTTTATTATGAAATTGCCGGAGTTTGTAGTTCTAATATATGACTCAAAACTATTTTTTAACATATCACTAAT